GGATATTCGTTCCAGCAGTACCCATACGCCCCAGAACCTGACCAAGCGACACCGGACGGTCTTGGTAGCCTGAAGCCTCAAAGCCAGCGGCGGCAGCGCCTAACATGCCCTGCGTGCGTGGCCGCATTAGCTTCTGACAAAATGTCATCTCAGGCGCAGGCTGACCAGCCGCTGCGGTTGCGGGGGTAGGCAGACCAACCTGACCAGCTCTTGGCGTCATGCGAGACGCCTGAGCGTTTTTCAAAACCTGCTGCATTAGCGGCGATAGCTGTTGATTTGCCATCATTGGCGATTGAGGCGGGGTGGGTCGAGGCAAAGCCATTGGCGGGGTCATCCCCTGAGGCGTTTGATATGGGCGCATAATGTTTGCCTGCGGCACAGGCGCTCTGCCCTGAAGCAGTCGGTTGAATCTGTCGTAAACGCTCATGCCCTAACCCCTAACCTAAAAGCCCAGCCAAAGCGCCAAGTCCAGCGCCCATACCACCACCCATACCGGGTATCATTCCAGCGAGCTGCGCTCCGCCTAATGCGCCACTGAGGACGTTGCCAGCCTGATTGCGGAACACCGGCTGAGTGCTTTGCCCACCAACAGTACCACCCTGAACGGTTGCCATATAATTTGCGAGAGATGTGAGAGGTTGCTGTTGCTCCATATTGAAGCGCTCAATGTCAGCCGCCAGCTCTGCCTGAGACTGAGCCTCACGCGCACCGCCGACACCGGCAAGCGTGTTCAGGTCAGCGAAGCCAAACTCACGCGCCTGCGGGGCTTGTGCTATTGCCTGCTGCTGCGCCTGATAAGCCATAGGCGCTAGGGCTGCTGCAACCGCACCCTGCTCATACCCTGAGCCATAACGTCCAGCCTTAGAGGCTTGAGCCTGTATCTGCTCTATGACAGGGCGGAAGGCGGCTGACTGAAGCGGGTTAGTACCCATCAGATTCTGCATCACAACGTCTTGCACGGCTGGGATAAACGGTGATCCGTCAATCGCCATCTGGCGGGTTCCTGACAAGGCCATTTCGCTTTCGGGGCTAAAGCCTACGGTTGTCTGACCGGGGTAGTAAGACGGCTGGTTCTGATAAATATTTTTAGCCTCAGACAAGCCAAATTCCAGAAACGGTTTTGCGTATGCTGGTGCGCTGGTTGTCTGCGTGATTTGTCTGGTGTCTCCACCGCCGCCTTTACTCATCTCTCAAATCCTTTGTCAAAACCACCGACGTTGCGGCGTAATCTTTCAGTTGTCTTTGCCAGCCCTTCCGGCCATTGATCTCCATCGCGTCGCAGCCCTGAGCCTTAGCCCAAACTGCAATAGACTTTTCAGCCTCGACCAGCTCATCTAAGTCACCGCCTGCAAGCCAGATTCGGCACACGGTTAGGCTGGGGTAGTCAACAACTTCGGTTATAATACACGACTTTTCCAGCGGATGTAACTGTGCCTCGCCAACCGCGCAGGCTTGGTAAACATCGTCTATTGAGTGCGTGCCACCAGAATATTCCAGCGCATCCGCAATGTATTTGCGGTTTTTCTCAAACTTTTCCTTCAGCTTGTCTTCAGCCGATAATAAGGTAGGCAACATCTACATCGTGTCCGTGATTTTTGTGTTCGATTATCATAGACCCATTCGTGCTTGTGCTTTTTACGAATGGGTAACTGTGTTCCAGCGTCTCGTTATATCCGGTAAAAAAGACGATACTGTCAACGCCATAGCGCGGGTCGCTCACTGTCGTCGTCGTGGTTCCACTTGTTAAAACCGCATAACCAACGCTGTTCAAGCCGCCGTTTATTGTGCGGTTCAAAACCTCAGAAACCTCTCTTGTCGTCGCAGTGACAGGGTTTAGCGTTCTAAGGTTTGACTTGCGCTGCTCAACAGTCATCGACGGCCAACCTCTCTGGCCTCAACGTCAATGCCGTGGGCGAAAGACCAGTTCCCACTGAGCAGCATCTTGACGCGCTGATATCTATCCGCCGCCCTAAACGGCACAAACCCGCTGGCGTTAGTTGTTCCGCCAGCTTGAAAGGCGACTGTGTCCGTAGGCGTTCCGCGCAGGCCGACAAACAGCTCAACCGAGCCATCCTCGTGATAAGGATATACACGCGTCACAATACTATGCTTGCCCATACTGAGTGTGGCCTCGCCAGTAGTGATTGTCGCCTGAAGTGGATCGCCAGTAAACGTAAACAACTTTTCGCCAACAGCGCCGCCAAAGAAAAACTCGTCACCTCTAAATAGCTGGCTGTCCAAGACAGTGCTGAGGCCGTCTAGCGTGGCTGAAAGATTGTCCAAGTCCTCGACAGTGTAACCGGCGCTAAAGAACGGCGCAATAAAGTCGGCGTCCACGTTGCCAATAGACCAACGGCCTAGCGCGTAGTTAAAGATCAACAAACGGTCAGGACGGCCAGTCGTGCTGGCGACGCTAGTGTAAGACCAGACTGCAATCTGGTTAAGTGGGTCAACCGCCGCAGTCATCTTGTCTTTGTATGCTGGGTTAAAGTCCTTGGCAAAAAACTTGTCTATCTTTTCATTGCCAATTGGTGTGGACTTTTGCCCATCGAACAGGTGGAATCCGTTGTCCGAATAGTAAAACACGTTTGAGCCGTAGTTGCACACCGAGCCGGGGATGCTACAGCCGCGCTGACTTTCGACTTTGTCAAATTGCCAGATCAGCGGCGGGCCTGTGTATGTGGCTCTAAAGATAGCCTTCTCGCACAAGATCGTGCAATACTCTCCGCCCACCATTCCGGTAATGGCACCAGAATCGGGCAGAATCTGAAAATCGCTCTGGTCAACGCCGTTAGTCCAGCCCTCAATATCATTGAAGGCAGACCACCTCGCCTTATAAGGAACACGTCCTGACCCCTCGTCGATATTAGCCGTCCACACGAAATCACGCACAACGGCGAGGAAGTCAGCCTTTGGCGGTGAGCCGCCAAGATTAGAAAATGCAGTGTCCGTTCCTAACTGCCACTTTTGCAGCTCTTCGCCAATGCCACCCGACGCAATAACGTACTCGCCAAACTGAACAAACTTCCACTTCTCTGCTCCGGTCAAATCATATGCCGGTGATCCGGCCTTGCTGACATCGTCAAGATTGTTTGTTGAGGGATTAAACGAATATAGTTTTGCGTCATCGCCAGCAAATAGTTTGACGTTTCCGGCGTTGTCCTTTGCGGCGTAAACGCCTCGTATAGTTCCACTAGCCGCATTGCTAAAACTGATAAACTGGTTTAGCGGGCGATACCCATTAAACGCCGGTATAACGTTCTCCGCCGTGACGACGCCTGCGTTCATAAATGCTGGCTGGTCTGGCAGCCATTCGCCAAATTTTATCATTGTCCTAACCAGTTCCCGGTTGCGCCTGTTGGGGCGGTTGACCAAATACTTGGAGCGCCTGCTGCCGCTGCCGCCCAAGAAGGTGTGGTCGGAGTAACCGCCGACCATTCCTCGCCGAGTATACTCATTTTTACATCACCAGTCACTGTCACTTGCTGATTGCCGACGCCAGCAAAGACAGCCACCACACTTGTCGCCTGCGTCACCGCTATGCTGGCGGTGCCTGCACCTAGCGTCACAAAGTTGGAACTTGATGTTGCGCTTGCTGAGATGGACGCTGAAGCAGCCATTGGGCGCACGCGATTAAAGCCAGAGGTGGCCGTGCCGACGGCACTCACCAAAGCCTCAAACGGCCTGACGCGGGCAAACGCGCTTGAGGCTGTATTGACGGCGGTTACGCTTGCCGCGGCTGGTCTTATCCGCGCAACAGCGCCAGACGCCGTCACGGCGGCAGAAACGGATGCTGCAATGCCCTTCAGCTTTGACGCTGATGCGGATGCGACAGTTGAGGTGGCGGCGCTACCGGCTGCAACCTTTACCTCAAGGCTTAGGGCGTCCAGTGTTCCGTAGTTCCAGCTATCCAGATTGCCCCAGCCATCCATATGGTCTAGGGCGACAGCAGTCCAAGCGACCTTATCGCCAACCGTGTCAACGGTAAACGACAGGGCGTCTAAAGTGCCGGTAATCCTGTCTAGTGGTGCAACGGTTGCCATCTATCCGCCTCTAGGCTGCGGTAATGTCCATATCACCAATTGCGATTTTTAGGATGTCGCCTGTCTCGATGACTTTGCTTGCAGTCAGCGCACCGTGGATTAACAGGTTGCCCGAAGTCAAAGCATCAAAAATGCCAAAGTGGCTAACCGTACCCCAAGAGCCGGTTGCAGCGTTAAACTCAACAGCCGCATCGTTTGATGCAGTGCCAGAGGAAGCTGCGCCAAAGCTGATGCTCTCGCGGGCATAGTTGCTGCCGGAAAGCTCAGTGCCGCTGTTGTCGTCGTTAAACGATCCAGTGGACAGTCCAACATAGACAGTGGTCGGCATTGTATATGCGCCGGTTCCAAGGATGTGGTCGAGAATTTCGTTCTCAAGATAGTCA